CCCCAATCTCGCCCTTTTTGAATTGCTCATTGACCTGATCTTGTACGTCCCGAAGCTGCTGGAGTTTAGCCCTGGTGTTTTCAACCTGATCTGTCAGGAGCTTCTGTTTCTGAGCCAGGACTTCCGTATCGTGAGGATTGAACTTAAGGAGCCGCTCGACTTCCCGCAGCTCCTTGGATATTTCTCGCGATGTCTTATTGACATCCCTCAGCGCCGCATCAAGCCCCGTAGTGTCTGCGCCTATCTGAACTGTGATACCCTTGATTGTAGCCAAGCCGATCTCACCTGCCTCCTAACCCAATAGCTGGTCGATGTCCGCTTGAGTTGCGTTGCGGGTCTCATCTTTGGCGAATCGCTGGCTTGGCTTGAGTTCGCCAAAGTAGATATCTGTAAACTCCAAGAAATCTCGAACACGAAATAGGGCCAACTCGTCAAACGAGAGGCCCATCTTTTTCGCGTTCACCAGGATTAACAGATCAATTCTGCCTTCAAATGGTTTGCTTCGTTCATTGTTCCTTTGATTCTGGAGCAGATTTTCCGGAACGAAAGAAGCCATCCGCGGCTTCTTCTACCACATTAATTATCCACTGCGGGTCATCAAACCCGATGGTCTCAAATTGTGCCAACCACTCTTCGAACCCCGGAAATACGTCAGCAGGTTTGGCCGCCTTGTTCATCGCATAAGCTATTTGGAACAAACTGACCATATCTAGGGACGAAAAATCTCCGTCTTGCAGTGATTGTAAGGATTGCAGTTTGACAATGTCAGCGACCAAATCACGGTCAAACGCCTGTTTGTAGAACAAGAGGGCCAACGGGTTGGCCCTCAATTGAATCTCTTTACCCCCGATGATCGCTGTTCGCACTCCTTATCCCTCCTGTCCCGGGAGCTGCACTTCGCCGAACCAGCCGTCAAAGATAGCCTCGTTGGTCTGATCGCGTTCAATGACGCTCTTGACGATCTTCTTCCCGTTGTGGTCAATCGGCAGGATCGTGATATTCAGCGTCTCGGTGGACGGAGTAGCCGTATCGGTGGTCGTAGCCGCGTTATCGGCAGGCCGGCTAGCGATGCAGCTGTAATACACAAATCTGCGGTTACGCTCGTCGCCCAGCACCTGGCCAAGCAGCGCAAACTCCTTCGGCTGTCCGTCAGCAACCTCAACCAGCATGCCATTGTCATCAATTTCCCAGCCAAGCATCTCCGCCAAGATATCTTGCGGCACCAGCGCCATCTCAAGTGTGCCGCTGTACCCATTGTTGGTGAACCTGCTGTAGTACTTGAGATTGTCGGCAAAAAATGCCGACTCGCCACCTTCCGGATTCATGGTCAAGTTGACTGCTCCCGGAATAGCTATCGGAGTACCCCAGCCTACCGTCCCGGCGGCGACCACAGTCGAGTCTCCCATCTCCGCACCGGTTCCCCCGGTGTCCGCAAACGCAATAGCCAGGGTCGCATCGTTGTCCTGGGCCACTTTGGTTGCGAGGTAGACGGCAGTGCCAACACGTCTAGCCCTAAACACAGCACTGATTACCTCATCGTTGTTCAGGGCGTTGCATACGGCGCTGGCCACCTTTGCGGCGGTGGTGTGAGTCTCGCTTGCTAGTGGGACTACTACGTCATGAGGCGAGTCATCCCCTAGCAGCGTAGTAGCCGTGACTGTGAGTGTCGCCTCTCCGTCCGTCGACGGTGGTTTGGTCACCTCAATACTCTGGGTTTGGGCGACGCCTTTGAACGCGACGTGGACCTTCTCAAGGCCAAATTTCACTTTGTTCGCCATCTCGTTAACCTCCTATTAGTTGAATATCGTAAGCAGTAAGAAACATGTTCTCAGAATCAATAAAGCCCGGTGAGGACTTCCCATAGGGGACCCGCTGGGCTTTGAGCCAATTCTCGACTTTTCTTTCAGTGGTCGGGTCTTTCAGTGCGGTGTAGAGCTCCAATCGGTAATTACCTACGTCGAAGTAGTTGTGGTTATCCGCCATCAAATCGTCGTTTTCCGTATGCGTAATCAGCGTGTACGGCAGGGCCGGCGCTCGAGACCACTTGTGATAGCTGCAGGGCAACCCTATACTCTCCATGCCTGCCATGATATCCAAGTAGGTCACGGCTAACCACCCCTCTCAAGAATCTGTACGATTTTCCTCTCCAGCTGCAGAGCGTGATGTTCTCCAGCGGGCTTGATGTGCGGCCTACCTTCCACCCTCCCGCCTCCGCGTTGAGCATGACCATGTTCCAAGAGGTGGGTAAGTTGGGGCTTCTTCTTGTTGTAGACCCGGTAGCTTCCTGGAGCTTCCTTGCGATGCGTCCAGCCTTTGGCGTACTTGCCCGTTTTCTTAGGTGATGTCTCCCGGAGATCAGCGGCCAGAGCCTGTGCGGTCTCCTTCACCGCTTCTTCGATAGCCGCCCCTACCTCTTCCGTATATGTTCTTATAGCAAGAACTATTTCACCGGCCAAGTCATCTACTTTGATCACATCAGCCATACGGTTTGCTCTCCTCACAGGTCAGCTTCACCCACGCCTCGCCCGGTAGCTGGTCAACGCGCAGAATGGTGTAGACAGTGCCGCGGTGGTGTGTGAGGAACTCCAAGCGGTAGTCATCGACGTTTTGGATCAGTTCGTCTAGAAAGGGCGCCCGCCGAAGCTCGAAGATGACAGTGTTCTCTTCACCGACTGCTTTAGCAGCGTAGTACCGCTCACCCCACAGCGTCTGTAAATTGGCCCAGACCGTCCGCCAGTCTTGCCACTCTTCGACCTGGTTGCCCCACGGGTCTTTCGTCACACTCCGCTTTTGGATCACGATCCGGTGCCGCAGAGTCTTGCCCAGCTCCCGCATCTTATCGCGGTACGCCTGCTTCCTAAGCCCCTCCATCGGCGCTCACCTCTTCTGCGGCCACCTGCAGCTGAAGGCGGAGAATTTCTCGGGCGAAGTTCTGCTCGAAGTACTCTAGCGCGTTGCTGTAGTCGTAGCGACAGCGGTTGATAAGCAAGTCTTGAGCAGGGCCTGGTTCTTCATAATCAAGCTCTGCATCCACCAGCTTGTTCAGACTGGCCTTCGCTCTTTCTATGATGTTAATCAGCTGGAAGTCCTCATCCTCCCAGGTGATTTTGAGATGGTCCTTAACCAAGTCTAACAGCATTTAACCACCCGCTTTCTGCTCGGGTTCCTCGCCAGAAGATTTGGGGACGGCCTCGGCAAAACCGTCCCCCAGGTTCTTCTTGATTTCGGCTAACCTTTTC